GTACAGTAAATCCAGAATACTATTTCTGTGTCAATTTTGTATGAATTGAGAAACATAACATTTTAGCAAAGCAAGGCTGAGTACCTACCCTGTTAAGGGATTTTATTTATCAGAAGAAGATTTCTTTACGCGAGAAATCACTTTATGTTCCAAAGAGAGAGGAACAGTGCGGAGAGAGGAAGGAGTAGCTACACGCGCTTCATCAAAATGCTCATCATCAGAATGAACAGAAGGGGTAGGTTTAAAGGATGAACCCAGAAGAGAGCGTGTTTCTTTCTTGTCGACGTTTAAAGCGTCCTCAAGAAGAGAAATGCGTTTAGAATCGTCTTTACTACGATTGATGAGCGGCCTGCGACTAGTGGGTGGAAGCTTAAACTTGAAAGAGTGCTTACACTCAGGGCAGGAAAGAGTGGGGCCCTCAACTGTGACGGGAGTAGAAAACAAATCTGTTAATTCCAATTCATAGTCAATCCACAAATCACCAATGTTATCAGTGTCACCAGGGATACTGACAGCGGTAACCCACCAAGCACCAGAAGTGTAAGAGCGAACGGTACCAGGGTCATCAGTGATGTCTTGAACACCGTTGTACGTAAAAGAAGAAACGTACTTAAACTCGTCTTTCTTGTTAGGGTGAGACCAACCAGTGGTAGTTTTCTCATAAATATTTGTTTCATAGACATTTGAAAGAGAACTCATGGCGAGAAAAGGAACGCCATCGAAAAAAGTTGTGGTGGCGGTGTCAAGTATGGAGTATGGGTCTTCAATCCAAACAAAGGCAAAAGATCCATCACGACCAGTGCCTGCACGAGAAACGTACCTACAACGACTTTTGTAACGGTAACGTTGAAAGAGCCAAGCAATGGAGGCAACAGTGGGATTCGTGTAGAAAATATTCTGGGGTTGACCCAAAATCTGACCATGAATAATGCCCTCAGGAGTTTTAATCTCGGCAGCACCGTCAGTGTCAGTACTCATGGTACCTAAACGATAGGAACCAGAAATAATGACAGAGCCAGGAGTGCGTCCACTACGAAAATTCATGACCATACCACGTTTACCAGTAAAGCCATATTGGACAGGAGGACGGGTTTGACGCCCAGAAGTGGCACGAGAACCGGCAAGTTGGGTGCCACGACCACGGCCGCGACCACGACGGGGGGGAGGGCCACGACGAGGAGCAGCACGAGGTCTGGTGCTCTTGGAAGTTTTGGATTTTCGTTGTTGTGCTAAAGCAATGGCAGCAAAACGAGCTGCAGCAGGAGAAAGTTTCTTACGGGTTCCTTTACGAGGAGGCATGGGTGGAGATTTAATTTGCTCAGGGACCCGAGTTGCAACCTGAGCAATGCGCTGGGTCCGCGCGGGGGATTCATCATTAACTCCAGTGAGGTAAGAAACAGCAGCAAGTGGATAACTGCCAACACGAGCACCAAATTTCTCCCATCGATTAGTGGAAGGGAAACTAGAAGCAATCTCGTCCGCACGAGAGAAGAAATTTCTATCCTTAAAACTAACTGATTTAGACATATAAAAATTTGTGCCGCAAAACTATCAGATCAGGGCACACTAGACAAACTGGGAGTTAAAAAAAAAGAAAAACTCACAGTATATCAACTATATGTGAATTATCAAAAGGTTTAACAGGTCCATAAGGAACATGTGAATGCTCCTCGTTTTCCTCTAAATACAAGCCAAAAGCAGCAGAAAAATCGCGGTTTAAGACATAAAGCTCACTAAGAGAAAGCTCATCTTTAGCGGGAGCAGCTCTCAACGTAAAGTAATATTTTTCGAAGATCTCAGATACTAAACGGTCGATAGCTGCGCGGAAGCCCGTCAAAAAGAAAGTCTCGATTTTAATACCAAGGAGGCGAGAAAGAGTCTCGCGAGCAGAACGGCGTTCACCACCGTAAAGCAAACTAGCTAGGAGTTTCTGATAATTGTTGGGAACAGGGACTACGTAGCCAGAAATCCATTTGAAATGGGAAGAACAGTAAGAGAGAGTGTGGATGGGTTGCCAACCGGACTCAAGGCCAAACTTAGGTTTCCACCCCTGGTTCAAAAAGACCTCGAAAACTTTCGAGGGGGTGAAAAGAGCAAGAACGGCATCAGAACAAGAAACAACGGAGTCATCACCGCAGGTGACCAACTCACAATGTTCCTTAAAAGATTCTAAAGAATGATAGTCGGGAGGCATAATAGTACACCAAGCATAATACCATCGAAATTCATTAATCAAGCAATTATCAATGATGGTATTGATTTGCCCACTAGGGTTACCAGTGTGCTTTTGAATGACGTCTCCAGAGTCCATGACAATCTTGGTGTGGACAACTTCAGCATAATAGGCTTTAAGGGCTCGACAAATAGTGGAATTTTGTAGGTCGGCAGTGTAGAGACCAAAACGGAGATTCATCACCTGCTCGAACTCACGAGGATTACAACTACCATCGAAACCCGTAAAGTCCAATTCCATGCCTTGCTTGAATTTACCTTTTCGAGTGAGACGATTGTAAAGATTGTGCCAACCTTTGCGAAACTTGGTGATGCCGACAGTGCAAGGTATTTTACCTTCACGAGCAGCTTTGTAAACAGTGCAATTTTGTTGGGCAAAGAGGCGAACAGCGGCAGCCTGAACATCAATGGGACTAGCGGTGATAACGCGAGTGTCATTGGCATCAATCTTCGCTTGTTTCTTAGGTTCTTTTTTACAACGACAAGTCCAAAGGCCATTAAAAATAAAATTATCAAAGCAATGGTCACACCAATCACGAACGACTGGGTCGGCCAAAGCCTCACCTTTGGTGGCATGCAAGAGGCAAAACGGATAACCGGGAGATGTTTGCATATTAAACCATTCATCATAGCTCTCAGCAAGGTAGCTTCGGTCGACACATGACCAAGAGTGAGCCACCATCTGCCATGCTTTAGCGAAGTTTTCTTCGTCATAAGCAGGAGTAGATTGAGAGTACTTAGATGTGGAATTAAATGAGGTTTCCGTGTTTCCCTTAGCATAACCATAAGAACCGCAACTAATGCTTTCCTCAAGCATCCACTTCTCAATAATAGGATTTTTCCTCGGAGGATTTTTATTGTAACCGGATGTGCTTTTGACTCTACCTACTACATCAAAAAAAGGCGGAATCAAACCAAAACGCTTCACATAAGGATGTGGTGTGCCAGGAGGCACAGCCATAACCTTTGAAAAAAGTGAAGGATAAGTCGCCATCAAAGGAACTGGCGACCCTAATGAAAAACCAAAGTCTCATCAATTTCATCATCCTCCTCGGGCTCGATGGCCAACTGAGTTTCATCAGGTTCAAAATGAGGAGCGATGCCACCATTACCGGTGGAATGACCATACATGTGAATAGCAGCAACCTTTCCAGGGAAGACAATGTACGGGCTGCCACACACACCTTTAATAGTAGGAACGTCATGGACATATTGATCACTAGTGAAACGACCAGAAGGACAATAAACATTGCCATGAAAATCATAAAAAGGGACTTGCAGACTCTGAGTCTCAGAGACACGGGCTGTAGACCAACGTAACATTACTTTTCCTTGTATAGCTTTCGACAACAAAGGCCATGGGTTAAAAGAAACCAACTGACCATAAGTGTATGTTCTGCCCCATTTGCCATCCTTTGTGTTTAAAGTATTACAATAGATCTTACCATCAACTTTAAAAGCAACTATATACTCACGGTCTTGCTGGGCTGTATGATGAGGAACATGAACTTTTCCACTAATAAGGGTGCAATGTGCGCCATTTCCAACCTTCCAAGCCTCAGCAGCTTTAATGCTAGTGAAAACTTTCCCTAAACAATGAGAATAGGGACTGGAAAAGAACTCAGGCAACAAAAGGCCGCCATTCAAACTTTCGGCACGGACTTTTTTCTCAGTGGAGGTGATCGTGCCAGGGACGCGAGTTCCAACAGGCCGCCATTGGGTACCTTTGGGAGCATCATAACGGACTGGATTGGTATGCTCAAAAGGGCAACCGACCTTAGGACAATTATTCACACGACAACGAGGCTTAACAGTGCGCAACAACTCCTTTATCTCCTTCATGGAGTAATATTTAACGTGATCATACTTACAAGTAGAAGTGCAAGATGTGGTGAGTTTCTTATGAACCCCCCATGAATGAACTAAACACGGTCTCTTATTGGTGGCAGACTCCTTGCGGGGGTTAATGTATCGACAAACAAGACGCGCAACCTTTTCATCCAAAGATTCATGCCCACGGACGACGGGGCCAGCATCACGAGAATCACCACCAATGTCAGTATCAAGATGTAGTTTTTTACTAATATGGGCAACAAAGCGGCCATCTGTGTGAACTACCCCATCATCATCGACAAGAGAATCATAAACCCCGACGGCGACTGTGTTGCCATCGTCGTCATGGTAGTAAACATGAACAGAACGTTTCACAGGCGCACGGGCCTCCTCAACAATCGAAGAGGAGTCAGTAATAACATAACTACGGAAGGAAGGGCGATAAGCAACGCGCTGATAATTATCACCTTTTTTCTCCATGCGAAGGTCCCGCATGTGATTTAAATTAACCCGCTTATAATTATGAACGGCACACTTATTCAGCGGGCGAAAAGAAGAACCGCTACTGCAGCAATCCCAATGTAAACGCCTGCCATACTGGGGCAAGGACTTCCAATCAACAATAACATAATCAGAAGGGATTGGTTTACCAACAATGACAATGTCATTCGTGCCGTAGATGCACTTAACTATGGCATAGGCGGCACCAATGGCAGCAAGTGCACCCGCACCATAAACAAAGACTTCAGGCAAAAATGAGCGGGAATTAGCAACATTCTCTGCTCTCTCAGTCCAATCATCATTTCCTTGCAATTCTACGGCACTATGACCTCGTCTCATATGCTGGTTGCTGGCTGAACTTTCCTTAACAAATGCCATTTTGCAAGTGGGACAATACTCAATGCGCTGAATAAGGTCAACTTGTTTTGTGACCATCTTCTTACAATTGACTCCGTGATGGGGGTCATAAACACTAGCCTTATCAGTGATAATCCAAGGAACAAAGCCAGTGGTATTACGGTTTCTAGGGTAAATACGTATAAGACCACACTCACAACAAGGCTTCCTCTCATTGAGGTGAACGTGGTCATCAGAAACTAACGTGATGCCAAGCTTAACATCCTTGGTGTCCTCATCGAGAACGACGCAAGAGCATTCACAGTCAGCAGTGACATAAGTGTTACACTTCTCACACTTCTCAATATATGAGGTACCAATATAACGATACATACCGTCATTACACCTTGTATATCCAGTGTCGATTAAATGCTCTATGAGCAAACTCTTATCAACACCGAGGATGCCAACTGCATTGTCCAAGTCAATAGTAGACTGAGAAAAAACATCCTGCTTCCATGAGGGACTGACGGCGGCTTTCTTCAATTTGCTTTCAACATTGGAAACTTCCTTAGCAAGGATTTCTGTACCTTCAAGGACGCGAGCAGTTGTTTTTTTATCAGTCTCGAACATGGCGGATATGGCAGTTATCCCCATAAACATAGTTTTAAAAGCAAGGACCATGCGATGCAATCCACTAATAGCAATATAAACATGAGAAGCACCGCCGTTACAAAAATAAACAAAGGCACCCAACAAAAGAGCTATCAACTCTTCTGACCAATGTGTCCTGTAAATGTTCCTGCTTTCCGGGCACATGCCCACTTCGCGCTCCAAACAAACTTGGATTCGTTTTCTGACAATTCTGAAGATATAATAGACAAACCCTGTACCGGCCAGGGATGAGGCGATAACGGTCTTATTGTTATAGCACCACATGCCGCTATCAACAACCAAGTCTCGGATGGATTTGTAATCACTCGATATTTGCTCTGAGAGAGTTCCAATACGCTGGGACGCGTGAGATACGTCGCGACTAACGACAGCAATGCTTCCGGAAACATCCTTAGCGGCTTTAGAACGGTCAATGCCATCAGCAACAATATTCGCTGGGGTAGAGAGTATATTGAGGCACCTGGACCAAAGTGTTCCGAGAACGCCAGCAACGCGTCCACTGTTCGCACTTCCAGAAACAGTTGAAGATGAACTACTGCTCGAACTGGAAGATGAGCTAGATGAAATACTCCCATTTGAGGAAGAAAGCTGTGGGCCCGAAGGTCCTTGGCTTCCCGATAAGAGAGTTGTGTCTGAATCATCAACTCCATCGAATGCTTGATTTCTGAATGTGTTTTGTGAGTGAAACGATTGTTTTCGATCAGTATTGGGTCCATCAACGGACATTGTGTAATCCAAAGTTGTGGGTGTGTAGATTCCGGTTGATTTTAAGTGTTTTTGAGTGGAAGAATGATACTTTGAAATTTCCTTTACTGCGAAGTAGTAAAAGAAAACGCGAGTCGAGAGAACAGGGTCTGCGCCTAATACAGC